CATGACGAAAAAGCCAACCACACTGACTGAAGCCAAAGAAATCGCCGCTGCTGAGTTTAGCAAAAACGCAGCAATCACCGCCGTGGAAATAGAGATGAGCTGGGGGCTGGTCTGGGTCTCTAAGTCGTCCCTAGAAGTGACACTCGAAAACCCACACGCCTAACACCCCAACCCGCCCCCTCTACGGAGGGGGCAACCTTCTTAAAATTATGACCACTACAAATACACCCACTGTCTCTGACCTCCGCAAGTTGAGCCCGGCAGAAATCATCGCAGCCCTCGTTGCTGAGGCTTGCAACGCCGATCACGCTGATCGTTTGGCTAAAATCGCAGACCCTGTTGCAGCGCTAAGTGGATTTCCCGCCGAGACCCCAGTTTGGCAAGCGGCAACACTCCTCTAATCCTAACCCGCCCCTCTCCGGAGGGGCAACCTTCTTAAATTATGACCAACACGACATTCGCCCCCACTCACTGGATCTCAAATTACAACCTCCCAGAAAATGGCCAGAAAGTGCAAATGATCAATAAAACTGGAGACTCGGTTGAATGCCTGTTTGCCGACGGGGACACGGGAACATACCGCCTCTCTGAGTTATCCCTGCTCGGCTCAAATGAGCCATGCTCCCCAGCAGTTGTTTACGGGTTCTCCTCCGCAAATAGAGGGGAGGAACCTGCGTGGTTTACCTCTAGGGCGCTCGCCGAGGCATTTGCCATGCGTTGCGGCTGGGAGGGCGCTGACTTGGAAGAGGCGTCAGCAGACTCCGTGAATGCCTCGGACATCCTCGAATAGTGACTTCCCCTCGCCCTCTCTTCGGAGGGGGAACCCTTCTTAAAATTATGAAATTTAAATGTAACTCACAGGGTGGCATCGCCCCCGCTCACCCATCAGCGCCCATCGGTGTTTGCCCTAGCGGCAATGCCAGCCACTACGAGGTTTTAAATGTGCCTGAGGGAGTCTCACCTCAGCAGGCTGCTCGGTTGCTCGCAAAAACGGCAGTGATCGGCGGATTCCGCGTCGATTTTTCGCAACTAGGGGAGGGATTCATCGCCCGAGCCTCCTCCAATTAAAATGCTCCTGCACCACATCACCCTCTGTACCGGCAACAGTGTCGCCCACCGGCTCGACACGCTCGAGCCCGGTGCGGTGGCCTCCTGCGCCGCCCTGCTCCCCGACGGTGGGCCGATCCCCGGCTATCCCGCTTTCCGGGTCGTGCCACATGGACCAGTTTTTACCATCTACAGAGGCGCGGAGCCTCTGGTCCTGTGCGGGATTGGATCCGCCCGCGACGACACATGGGCAGCTCTGTGCGATGTGCAGGCTAAATTTGCGCCAGTCTCAGCCGAGCCACCAGCCGGCCAATGGCTGGCGGTTGTCCTCCTGCCGCCGCTCGCCAATACTGCTAAAAATGACATCGGGTGGCTCGCTGATTTTGAGCGCTGTATGGCAGCTGCGATGCTGGAGGCCCAGCCATGAATGCAAACTGTCCACACTGCGGCGGCGACATCTCGGCGGCAATTACTGAGCATCAGGCCAAAATAGGCCGGATCGGTCGCGCCAAAAACACTCCGGCCCAGCAAACAGCCTCCGCCAGCAACGGCAAAAAAGGCGGGCGTCCGATCAACCCGAACAGTAAGCGCCAGCGTAAATTAGCCGCCAAATAACAAAGAGCCCCGCTCACCTCACACGAGGGGCGGGGTTTTGCGTATGACACCAAAAGTTATTTTCGCGCAACGCCCTGCACTTTCTCGAACGTCCTAAGCCCACCGAGACCGAGCAATCCGAGTAGCACTGGCATCATTTCCGTCGTGTTGGCAGGCGCAAGCGAGAGCGTGTGGCCTGCCAGCTCGGCCAGCGCATTGACCACCGAGACGCCGACCCAGTTCCACGCGCACGCAAGTCCGCACACCCAGCCAATAGCCGGTCTCCAGCCTGATACGAACACCGACGGATTGCTCGCCTCAGCCTGGTTGATTGCGAGTTGCCCTTGAATCAACGAAACCGCTGCGGCGAGCTGCTGGCGTTCCTGTTCGGATTTATCCGGCCAGATTTTGCCGATCACCTGCCCAGCGAGATCCGCCACCGCTCCGATTCCGGTTAAATCCGCACTCATAAGCTGTTACTTTCCGAGTCCAGCCAAGCGCGGGCCTTCCGAACCTCTTCATTGGTGAAGGATAGGATCTTGCCTGCAAGGACGAAAATCCCGACTGCGACCCCTGCAATAAATGCACCAATGCCAATGCCGACCGTTAGCGCAATCTCAGACATACTTCTCACCCCGTCCGCGCTTGTTACGTAATTCAGTCAGCGAAAACGGCGTGTTGTACTCGTAATGCGGAGCGTCGTAAATGCTTTTGAAGTCGCCACCCCAACGGATGTTATGCGCCTTGGCGAGCTTCGCCGCTTCCCTGTGGAATTTGTCAGCCGTCCTTGGCTCCGCTTCATCGAGATATTTACCGCCACGGAAAACGCCGCAGTCGATGGCGAGCCCGAAATTATGAAACGAGTTTCCGGGTGGCGCTTTCGTTACGATTTTACCCGGTGCTGTCCGTCCCTGAGCGTACAGCCGCGCCTGTTCATCCCAATCCCGCGTTCCGCATATCGCCCGATATTCGAGCCCTTTGGATGCTGCGAGCGCCTGCGCCTCTGTCATAAAGGCACGGAAATTGTCCTGAACTTCAGGCACTAGCGTGGAGAGGTTTTTCTCGGTTCGTGTGTCCATGTTTAAGCCTTCGGGAATTTGTCGCTGAGGAACTTTTCGAGCAGGTAAATGGCGCGCGAACCCATGTGTCCGGCTATTCCGACCAGGGCGGCCGATAACATCCGGTCGAGCTGTGAGGCCTCGCAGAGATAGAACGTGATCAGCCCGGCGAATGCCGAAGTAACCACCTCGCCGATAAACTCTACGAAGTTGAACACCCGCGCTGACCCGTCCTTCAGCTTACGCATGAATGCGGCGAATCCGCCCATGATCGAGAGCCCGAGTACCCACGCGTATGTGAGGATCGGAAACGTTGTTGGATCGTGCTCTGGTGCGGCCATGGGTTACCTGGTTAGAAGTCGAGGATTGCGGTCGTGGGGCATGTTGAGGAGGTCGCCCCGGCTGAAGACCCTTTCACCAGAGTGAACTCGTCGATGTAAGCGTTCGCCCCCTTGGCGGAGGAGTTATTGGAGTCGTTCCCAATCGAGACAGCCGCCCCGTTTGCGTAAAGCGAACTCGAAGAGGAGACTGTTGAGACCTGCGCCCCATTCCAGTAGGTATAAAAGTTGTTCCCAATGCGAGCTGCACCGATGTGGTTCCACGCTCCCGAGGAAGGACTCGCCTTGATAAGCAAGTTGTTCGCGATGTCCCACGCGAGATTGTTTGCAGTGGAGTAAAACCCAATGTTCCCGCCGACCAAAATCACGGCAAAAGGGCCAGTAGTGCTACTGGCAGAGATACCGCCGCGAGTTGTGAGCCATTGCTCCCCGGCTACCGAGTTAAAGTAGCACCAGAAGCCCAGAAAGAAGTCCCCTGTAGCGAAATCGAACGCCGCATTACTAGGGATGGAAACACGGCCAGACCTGCCAACGCTGAGCGAGGAGCTTCCATATTTCGCCTGCGTCGTTGACGTTGTTGCGCTGGTGGGCGTGCCCGTGAATCCATTGGCGCTCGAATCTGTAAACGACGTCCCTCCATTCGCCCCCTCCATGTGCAGAAGGAGCGAGCGGTTGGCCCTGTGCGCGTCGCCACCGGCCGCCAGCTTTTGCATGACGCGCGAAGAGAAGCCGACTCTAGGGATCGACGTTATCATGCGAACTTCGTCTGTGATCCGAGGACCGTGTAGGTGTTGGCCGCCGTTTTCAGGATCGTGTACGCGTAAGTGTCAATGCCGCTTGCGTTCCCGCCCGTTGGCGTTGTCCCTAGCCATTTGATCGTCTGCGCGGATCCGTCCACTTGGAGCACGTTGTTCCAGTACGGTGTCGCCCCCTGTGCAGCCCAGAACTCAAGCGAGACAGATTCCCCCACGGCCATTAGGGAGTTGAGCGTGTTGCTGCCGTCACCCCGGATGTTCAGTGTCCAGTTCCCGGAGGCGTTGGTCGTGTAGTAAACCCGCCCCTGCGTAAGTGCGTCGTAATTAATGGTACCCGTCGCAGCGCTGGCGACGATGGTCGTCAGGTCGCGAGTGGTGCGCACCTGCATAAACGGAGCGAGCACGCCCGCGTTGCCCGTAAACGTCGGGTTGTTCAGCGGCGCCCGACTGGTGTCGGTCGGATGAATGTGGTCAACAGGAGACCAGGTTGTGGCCGAGCCCGCTGCAGCCGCGCCGTTCATTGCCGGGGTGGCTGAACCCTTTGCCGCCTGCACCCGTGCGTCCGCCCGACCGCTCGTGTGGTACAGGTTCACCGAGCCCTCCGTCACGCTGTCGGTGCTGCCAGGCGAAGATGAAATCTCAACGTAAACCGAGCCGCTCCACCGGTAGGTTTTATTCGTGGCGAGGTCGACGTAGATCTTCCCGGTCGTACCGGTACCCGGGAACCCTGCGAGGTTCGCGTATTCCAGCACATCGTCAACGTAGCTCGGGAGATACCCAGACGGCACCAGTCCGCCTGATAGCGGGCAGACCGAAACGCCAGCCGCTGCCGCAATGCGAGCGTCTGCCGCTGTCGAGAAGTCCGTGACCTGCGAAGCTGTGTGTGTGTGGCCGGTGTTCGATTTACCAGAGAGCGCTGTCGAGAGTCCCGTGATTTGCGCGGTCGTCATCGACCCGGAGGCAATGCGTGAATCCACCCGTGAGTCGAACCCTGTCACCTGTGCTGTTGTGATTGCAGCCGATGCAATTTGGCTGGTCACCATCGACTGTAACCCTGTCACCTGACTGGTTGCGATTGAGCCGGAGGCGTCGAGTTTTGTCGCCAGTGCCGCACTCAGGCCGGTGATCTGGCTGGTCGTCATGGCACCGCTGGCGATCCTCGAATCAACGCGCGCGTCAAACCCCGTGATCTGATTCGTCTGTAGTGTCAGCGCATTTATTTGCGTCGAGCTGAGTGGCACCGATGTAAGCCCGCTAATCTGTGCGGTCGTGATGGATGCCCCTGCAATCCGCGAATCCGTGCGGGCGTCCAGTCCGACAATCTGAGCCGTAGTGACTGCGAGCGTGGAGAGTCCCCCGATGTCCGAGGTCGTGAGAGCGACGGCCCCAGTCCGCCCCGCCACGGATGTGACTGGCGCGGATGATAGCCCAGCAATGTCAGCCGTGGTCAGCGTCACCGCCCCCGTCCGCCCTGCCACACTCGAAACCGGAGCCGTTGCCAGCTCTCCGATTGCCGCCGTAATCATGCTGTCCACCTGCGTCGTGGTCAGCGCACTCGATGCGTTTTGCTTGAGCGCGAGCTGATCCGACAACCCCACCACCTGAGCCGAACTCATGGCAGTGATTTGATTCGATGTGATCTGAGCCGCCGCGATCTCAGAAGTCACCATAGCCCGCAGGCCGGTGATTTGCGACGTGGGGAGTTGCTCTATTACAGACGGGGAAATCAGGCTCATTCAAAAACCTCCGGGAGTGAAATTATTCGGCACCCGCCGCCGACTACGACCTCGGCGTGGTAGCCGGTTCCGAGCGTGGCTAGATACTCCATAGCTCCAATGTCATCCGTGAACATGCAGGATTCTGTTGGCACAAAGTAAGCGTCTTCGGGGCGAAAAATAGTGTAGTCCACATTGTTACCTCCAAGCTTTAAGCATCACGTAGCCAGCCGTTACGCCGACGCCTGCGGTTTTCACAATCGCCCGTAACTGGCGACCAACGCCCGCCGTGATCGTCTGCGAAACCGTACTGCTTGCGACCGCCGTCAGCGTTGAGCCAATGTCAACCCAACTCTGTCCGTAGTCCTCGGACTTCTGCATTTGGATTACCGGAGCCGTGGTCGTGATGGCCCCCACGTTGAACACCAACTCGGCTTTGTCGCAGTCATCCGCTTCCAATGTAGCCGTCACACTGGAGAGTGAGGTGAGCGTGATGGTTCGATCGTACCGCTGGCGGAAAACTCCAGCAGGCTGAGACATTTGGAAGCGGTTCAAGACGCGGGTTCCTGTTCCGGAGATCAGCGTGGTGACATAACGGATACGGGTGCCTATCGAACGCAATACGGGACTGCGTATCACCTGCGCTGCGCTTGTGCTGGTGCGCGGGAAATCGTAAACGCGAACCCAGTTTACCCCAACGTCATCCGACTCCTCGATTCCCACATCCATTACAAGGGATGCAGCCGCGGTGATGCCGATGGCGACTGAGTAGGAAATGCCCTGCGCCTGAGTGACCGCTGCGGTTGTTGCTGTCGCTATTGCCGCCGAAGCGATGTCCGCGGCAAGAACAGGGAAAGATAGCATCCCGTTCGTAATAGCTCCCAGTGTCGGCAGCGATACGGGAGCCACAGCTAAAGCCCGTGACGCATCAAGGGATCCGTGCTGGTTAAACAGCTCAACCACATGCCGCGTGTACTCCAATTCCTGTACAAAATGGAGGCGATGCTCTGTACGACGGAAAAATGTGCCACCGCAGTTGATCGAGCTAAAATTCGAGCCAACAGACTCAACCTCGTAGGTCGAGCCGGTCATTCGGAGCATTTTGTATGGGCCATCGTAGAGCCCCATGCTCGTTGCATTACAGCCGTGCATCTCCCAGTACTCACCGGGGAGAGCGCCAGTTGCGGTCGTGTTGACCGTTACCGTTAAAATGTTGTTTGTCCGCTGGATACTCTGAACAGAGAGACCCGTGAGGCCCGAAAGGACAGTCGATCCTTCCACCAGAATTGCGGAGCCGCCAACACTATTGCTTATGGTCGTGCCCGCCATAGCAATTGTGAATTCTGTGGAGCTAACAATCGACAAAACTGCTGCTGCTGCCGTGTTGGGGAAATTCGCAATATCGCGAACTCCCGAAATAGCTACCCATGAACCAACTGCAAGACCATGTGCGGCGCTTGTCACGATATTCGTCGTGGTGGATGCCGCTAACTTTGTTGCTGTTACAATCTTCCCAATCGGGCGCGTGACGTTTGAAAGCGCCTTAGCGCGAATGCGGAGTTTGTACTCTTTCTCTTCGTCAGGAATCCCCTGCGACCACCGACCCTGCCCACTCGCCGCCGCGATTCCATCAGCGGCTTTAGAAATGAACATAAACTCCTGCATGGAGCCTATTAACTCATGCGCCCCCGCGCTATTAAATGCGTCGGAATACGGGGACGTATTTGACTGCGTTCCAGTTGTTGTCGCGGTTGTTGCCGTCAGCAACCTGCCAGAGCTGCCATTGCGGCGGGTGAAATATGTTGCGTTTGTTACGGTTGCATTTTCAAACAATAGCCCGCACGCATTCCGCGCCATTTTGGCGGGGTCTGCCCACCGAACAACACCACCGGCGGTGTAAGTCCCGTTGGCGAGGGTACATGGAACGGTGATTTGCGTGGGCGTCACAATGGTCACAGTGACTGGCCCGACGTTTAGGCGGTTTTCAGTGTTGCCTACCAAAAGCACGCGGTCGCCGCCTTTGATCCCGTGCAGCGCGCTCGCAAAATTGATCGTCGCTACGTTCGTCGCAATCGTAACCGTCTCGGAAATAGCCACATCCGCGAAGGCCGAGTTAACCTCGATGGCTCCGGCACCGTCTACGCCGACGAGGCTCACCTCTAGTTCGTGCCCAAGAAAGCGATGGGTCTGGGATACGCCAAAAATGAAACGAGATGGAAGCCGGAATGCAGTTTTTGTGGTCAGCTCGTACTCTGAATCCGCCCGCGTCGGATCGAGACTGATGCGCAGGTAGGCCGAGCCAGCAGCATCACCTCCACGATTAACAAAACCTGTGCCCTGGTTCGTCCAAGCCTGATCCCAAACTGTGAGGTTGGGGGATGCCTGCACAAACCCATCGCGGAATTTTTTGTAGGCGTTACCGACCATCAAAGCCCCGTTCTCAGTCAGCGCCAGGGGGAGCGTTGCTCCATCGGCATTTGTGCCGAGAGATGCGACAGCGTCGGGCGTAACTTGCAGCTTTCCTGCGGTGTTTGTAAGGAGGTGGCGCTTGTTCCCACTTCCGTCTACACCAGAAACAGACACCGGACTCAAAACGGGAGCAGACCCAACCGCAGAAGATCCCGCTACAAGAAAGGGGGTCATCGAAGCCGCACCCTGCACCGTAAGCACGTCAGACGCTGGCGTTCCTGCTGTGCCTAACGCTGGCTGTTTTGCTGCTGTTGCAGCTCCACTGGGCAGCGGCAATGAGCTTGCCGAAATCGGCTGAACAACGCCACTCCCATCAACCGGCTGGCGACCAGAGACGAGCGTTGGCGTTTTAGCGTCGAGGCTCGAAAGTTGGTTGGTTGCAAGCGATTGGAGACCCTGGAGCGTCGTGAGCTGCGTCGAGATCCCGGAAAGTTGACTGGTCTGGATTCCTTCAAGCACCTGCACTGCCTGCATTGCGCTCAGCTCAGCCGTCGCCAGACTAGTGAGCCCAGAGAGTTGCCCCGTCTGGATCGACTCCAGCGCAGCGATCGACGATAGTGCGGAGTTCGCTACCGTCTGGAGCGCAACGGATGCCGCATCTGCGTTGGCGTACTGGCATTGCAGCACGTCACCACTGCTCATCGCGGTCGTGTCAGCCGAAAATGTTACCAGACTGCCGGAGGCGGTTGCTGTATAACCGGCACCGAGCACTGGCATGAAAATCTTGACGCCCGTCGTTTGATTTACGACCGAGACCAACCGCCGAAAATCAAACCCCGCTACGTTTGCGAAATCAATCGTCCGCGCTGCCGGAGTGAATGTGAGCGCTTCAGTTAAGGTTCTGGAGTTCATTAGAGTATGATGGCCAATGCAATGGCGAGGTTGTCAGAGATTGCGCCGGTCTTGCTGGCGGTGACATCGACCAAGACGCCGGATGCGGGCGCGCTCACAAACGTGATTAGCCCGTTGGAAACCGAGTAGTCCGTGCCGGGGCGTTGTTTCGCTCCGCCGCCCAAGTAGATCAAAAGCTGCTCCGGGTCGTTCGTGTTGGTGGCCGAAAGCTGGAATTGAGTTTGCGAGCCGTTACCCGTGAAAACCTGTTGGGAAAATGAGAGGCCGGTCTCGCCGATTGGGCCTTGTGCACCAGTTGCTCCTGTACTGCCTGTCGCTCCAGTTGCGCCCGTTGGCCCCTGCGGGCCTTGCGATCCAGTCGCGCCGGTTGCGCCCGTATCTCCCTGCGGCCCCTGTGCTCCGGTCGCTCCAGTGCTACCGGTTGCCCCCGTTGCTCCGACCAAAGAGACGCCACTCGGCCATGTCCCCGAGGCTTTCGGCCCGTAAATTAGTGAGGTCGATGGGTCAATGTAATAGTCACCATCGACTCCGAGCCCGTTCGATGGTGCGCCGGATCCGCTGCGTACAGTTTTACCATCTGCCCCCGTGGCTCCCGTGGCTCCCGTGGCTCCCGTTTCGCCTTGGATGCCCTGCGGGCCTTGTGCGCCTTGCGGGCCTGTTGCGCCTGCGGTTCCAGTCGCACCTGTTGAGCCTGTCGGGCCTTGTGGGCCGGTCGCCCCTTGCGCCCCCGTTGCGCCAGTTGCGCCTGCTGGCCCGGTCGCTCCCGCTGGCCCTGCTGGCCCCGCTGGCCCTTGCAGCCCAGTCGAGACCTCGACGACCACCACGTTTTGCTCAACTACAGTTACCTCGGCTCCCATATTATGCGTCGGCCACCGAGCCGATTAGGGTTGCTGTCGATTTACGGATTACGAAAATCTTTTGGCCGCTCGGGAGGATCGCAAAAACCTCGTAAACGCATGGCGTGTTCGGCAGCGCGTTGGTTAGCGACGCCGGGAACGTGACGTTTATCGTCCCGACTGGAGTCGCGGGTGTTTCCACGGTGCCCTCAAATAAAAACGCACCCGTGCGAGCGTCAGCAACGGGACATGTAATTTCCCAGTCCGTTACGTCAACGCCGACCCCGTTCTCTTTCCATAACAAGCCAAAAGGGGAGTCCGCTCCCGCCTCTATTATTAGCTCGTTGTAGATGCCGCCCATTAGTGGGGGCGCGCGTGTCAACTCTCTGACTCGGCCATCATAAATCGGACGCTAAACGTGCCGAGTCCTGGCAGTCCAAACAGCGGCTGCGATGACAAAACCTCTCGCTCATCGTCCGTCGCGGCGACTGGGAGAGGCCCGCGAACCTCCACGGCCCCCACCTCGTTGATCGCCGCAATCTGCGCGTTGAGCCAGTCGCGCAGGTATGTAATCGCGTCCTCATAACCCGTCGGGGGAATGAGTTGCTCTAAAATCCACGCGTCACTGCGCCGCTCCAAAACGTACTCGTCCACGCTGCGATCGAGCGCAAAAAGGAGGTATGTTTGATTTGTGAAGGTGCCGCCAATACCGGAGGCGGCAGTCCACCCCGTTGTCGTAACAAACCCCGAAATCACATCCGGCAAAAGCCTTAGGGCTTGCGCCGGCGAAAACCCAACAGGCATAAACCAGTGCTGGGGTGAGAAACTCGCCGTACGGACAATGCCAGGCCATTCGAGGTGCGCCCTTTCGTCGGTCGGCGCTCCAATTAGAGTTGGTCGGAAAATGCCGAGATAAACCTCTACCAGCGGTATATCAATTTTTACCCCGGTGCCACTGCCGGAGAACCCAGTCATAAATTGATCTCCGGGTGCCAGAATACCTCGCGAGGAGGCCGCTAAATTTACCGCCCGAGGTGCATCGAGCGGAAACATGGGCGTCGGAGCGTGCCCCAGCAGTCCCCGGAATGCGCCGCGTTGCCGGAGGTCGTTTTGCGAGCGAGGGTCGCTGACACCCGTCACGGTCGTTGCGTAGTCCGCCCCAGCGCTGGCATAATCGTCCTCGTCTGAGGTTGCCCCGAATTTATTAAATGCCGCCCTCGCCAAAAAACCTACGTCGATCCCGTCCTCTGAGTTGTCCGAATGCAGGCAATATGGAACAGCTCGGCTAATGGTTGCCGTATCGACTGATATTGCTGCTTGCTCAGTAAATTGCGTCCCTATTTGTGGGTAGCGCACCATGAGCATGGCTTGCGTCGCGTTGCGAAACTCCACAAAACCAAACCACTGGTAATCGCCGAGATGGTTGTCCCTGCCGTCTTCCGCCGTCGTTGGAAAATTTGGGTAAGGCAAAGGGTACCCATCAATATACCTCCCCCCCGGATACGGTGTTCCAGGCTTAGGTATAAGCGAGTAATACGCAAAATAGTTTGGGTACGAGGTGAAGATGCCGTCCATTGGGTCGGGATCCTCAATGTATGGCGACGGATACCCCGGCAAAGTCCCCGCTTTTTCCTCCTCTGTTACAAAAAAACTAAAGTTGAGATTAGTATCGTCCATCAGAACGGTATTCGTGCGCCGGTACAACTCAGTTGCAACAAACTCATACTGGTTATTTTCAGTGCGCGCTGTTGGCTCTGGGTAGCTGGTGTCTCTGTAACTAGCTAGGGGCCAAACTGGGAACGGGCTATCGTACAGCCGTTTAACATACCAACTTTGCACGAAATGACAGCGTATGGCGTTAACCTCGCTCAACGAAATGGAGCCGTGAATCGCGCGCGGAGTCATGCGTCTCGAGCGCGTCCATTTGTAAGCGTCCGTGTCAGGCTCATCCTCACCCGGCGCTTGCCCGTTTAGCGTCGCGTCGTACAGCGGATTTTCGACGGAGTGAGTTTCAAGCTCGTTGAGCGCGTCACCGTAGCACTCGACTGGGGTGGCTGGGAAAAAGGTCAGGCTCACGACAGCGCACCGCGTTGCGGCCAAGGCATTGCGACACATGCCGCCCGCCCGTTTATGGCTGTGATGAAAAGGCAAAGCCCAGTGTTCACCAACTGGCACACTTTTTTCGTTCCGTACACTTTACCCGGTAGCGCGGAGCTTGTTGCGACAATCACGGCCAAAGCGACCTTGAGCGACACCTGTTTGCCTGCATCTCCTCCTGTTCCCAGTACAATGGGGTTAGGGTAGCCCGACCACGCCGCCCCACTGGCGATTGAAGCGGCGGTGACGGCCAGCGTGCCGGGGTTAAGCGTCACGGTCAGTGTTACCACCGAGCCGATTGCTGGTATCGCAAAGTTGGCGGGATATGAGATCGTAACAGCCTCACCAAGGACTGAGCTAATCAGCGTCCCCGGCCTCACTGTCAAATTCTCTGAGCCTGCGTCCGCAACCTCGAAGGGTAGCGGCAACGCCTCTTCCGCAACTGCCCCCCGCTTGCCGCCTTTTGCGAGGGCGCTCAGGCTTACCTTTGTTTGTGACCCGTGGCTAACGAGGATGCCATTTCCTCCGATAACTTGTTGCCGTGCCACCACGTCAGCGAGCGCGTTCACTGCCCTCGATATTGGCCCAGTGCCGGACAACCGGCGAAACCCTGAGAGTCCTTGTGGCATAGGTTATGAGCTTGCGTAAATTGCCCCATTCCACGGCACCGCCCCCGCTTTTCGATACCGACGAGTACGCCGGTACGCCGCGCCGTGTTTCTCGACCGAGGGGCTTTCAAAAAGGTATGTCCCCGGAAACGTCCAGCCCGCGACGCTCGGAATCCCAATGGTCGCAGCGTCAGGAAATGAATGCCCGTTTGTTAAGAGGTCGGTGATCTGGATGGTGTACGAGCCGACCAGGTACGATTCCACGCCAGACATTGAAAATGTCCCCGCGCCTCCGGTGACGGTCGCCCCTTCTTTGAACCCGGCAAACTTGTAAATCGTGGACTTTACGGAAGGGTCTGCATCTTCCCCTTGTTCGAGCTTGTCCCAAAAAGACTTCGAGAAAATCGGAGCCGCTGGCGTCCCTGCCCATGAAGCGAAATCCGGATGCGAGGTAATCGACTCATCGGACGTTCCGCCGTCCACCGAGACTAAAACCACATCTTGCCCGATACCCTTGTACGTGAGCGACAATTCAAAGCCGCCGTCCGCTTTTGCGATCTCCAGACTCGTCAGGTCGTACAGTGTCACCCCCGCCAACCGGTCGGCCGTAATAACCTCCGCTGGCGCGCTGCCAATAGCGGGAAGGGTCGGCTCGGTCTCATAAAACAGAGTGACCGTATACGTGCCAATCCCATCTTCCGCTATAACGTGCCGTTGCCTTAACGGGACTTCCGATGCGCCGTGATACTCCATAAATTACATTCCTTCCTCTGCTGACTCACCTTTCCAGCCTCCGCCTTTGTTGAGGATTTTCGTAAGCAGCACGTTCGTCTCTTGTAACTGTTTCACGGCCTTCTCACTGGCAATGTCCGCCGATTGTTGCGCATTTTTGCCCGGAATAAGCTTCACGCCCCTATCTAACGCCCACGGATTCTTGCTGGTGCCCCCGGTGTTCAACGCCCGCGAACTCACCATTGGCGAATCCATTGGCTGAGTATCGGCAATCCCCGAGCGAACCGCCGACATCCGCTTGTTGAGTTCAAATTCGGATGAGCTTGGCCCTTGCAGTGCGCCTCCGCCGCCTCCCTCCACTGCTTTCCCGAGCGCATCCGCTAAACGGGACGCGCTTCCTGCTGAAAACTCTGAAATCTTCCCGCTCAATTCCTTCACGGAGTCGCGCAACGATGGCCCCTCGCTCACCGCGCCGCCTTTCGGTGTATTGGCTCCAATGGCTCCATCGAGTGTGACCTGAGCCCCGCCGCCGATTCCCATCTTTTCGGCCACCCACGGCATTTTTGAGCGAATAGCTGCCGCCGCCTCTTGTACTGCGTACTGAAGCCCTCCGGTGATCGCCGGGATAATGCTGTTCTGGAAGATCGCCTTGAGCTTATTTGCAGCCGATTCCATTGCTGAACTGAGAAAACTCGCCGCGGTGTCAAATACAGCCAGCAGCGAAGCCCCAATTCGTTGAAATTGGCCCGGATCCGTCAGGAAATCTATTGCGTAGCCGACTGCCGCCTTGAGCGTCTCCCGAGCGCCGGACATAGCCGCCGAAACCTTGGCTGAAAGCGCCTCCGTGGCTGAATCGAACGCAATACGGAGCTTTAGCCCGGCAATCTCCCAGAGTGTCCCTTGCTGGAACGCTGTAGCGAGAAAATCAACAGCGCTGGCGAGCCCTTTCCCGAACTCCGCGGCGTAACCGGGCAGTTTTTGCAGGAAATCCAACGATCCAACGCCCGTTTTCAACCGTCCGGCGATCTCGTCCGCCATTGATACACCGCCGGCCAGACCAGCGAGCAAAACACGGAAGCGATTCGCCATTGAGTCGATCGAAGGCTGAAGAGCCTGCACCGTGGAGAGAACAATCTCCGCGACTGGCTTCAACGCCTCCTTGATCTTTGCAAGTGGGGTGGTGGCTTTATCGATAGCTTCACCCGCGCCCACGAAGGGCCGAATAATCGCAACTGCCATGTCTGAGAGTGTCGATCGGATCTTGTTTATCCGGCCTTCAAACGTGTCCAGTGCCGCCGCTGATGCGCCCGCATAAATCGACATCATGCCGGAATTGTTTCCGGTGTTCGTGCCCATGTTTTGCAGCGCCTTGAAGAAGTCCGCTGCTGAAATCTTCCCCTTCGACGCCATTGATTCAACGCTGCCGAAACTTTCGTGCATCTGCCGTGCAAGCTGCTGCTGAAGCGGGATTCCGGCCGCTGTCATGGCGTTTAGCTCGGATGTGGAGAGGAACCCGCGCTTGTACACGTCCGAATAGGTTTTCCCGAGCGACTCCAGCGACTGCCCGGAGCCTGCGGAAATGTTCGAGAGCACACCAACAGCCAAGACAAGCTGATTCGCTTTCACGCCAGCCTCGGCCAACTGCTTTGCAATCCCTGTCCCGCTTTGGCTGGACGTATTGAGCAGGTCGGTGATCTTCGCCACTCCACGAAGCGCGCCTTCAGCCTGGCTTGAGCTTTTGTAGATCGCCTCGAAGTTTTTCGATACAGCGTTGAGCCCCTCGGCCCGTGCTGCCGCTTCTTTGAGCCCAGTAACGGCCTTCTGGAGTCCGGCCTGCATCAAGTCCGCAGCCGTATCCACGGCCCGCGAAACAACCGCTTGGACAGCGGCGAACTTTGCCGCCGCAAACGTCGAAATATCGTTAATTGTGGACGTTGCCTTAGATGCCCCTTGTTCAAAGGGGCGCGTGTCCATGCCTAACCGTACAGATGCTTCAGCCATTTTCTAAAACTGTTGAGCGCGTTCCCTCGTTTTGCGTTCCACGTATGCCAGCATGTCAATTTCTCGGTTCTTGATAGCCCGCTCCAAGTACCCCGACGCCTGCGCAAACTCTGCCGCCCGAGCCTGCCGGTTCGTGATCTCAATAAACATCTCGTTGCCTTCCAACCGCTGATTCACCTGCCCTTGCGGGTTCTCAATGAGCCGCAATTTCCGAATCCCGCCGATGGAGGTGGCCCGACCGTACCGATGCGTTAGCCAGCCTGCCGCCTGTATTGCCCCAGCGTATTTAAGCCGCATGGCAAACTCAGCTTGCCAACTCCGGCCCTTGGGTCGCTTTAGTGGCCCCGACGCTGCCACCTGCCGGATTGCTGCCTGCACATTCGCTTTCTCGTCGAGAGCTTCACGGAACAATCCTTTCGGCCCTTTTCGTCCAAGCGTGTTCACAAGGGCGTTTGCCTGCCGCTGTAAAAGCTCCGCAGTGTCGCGGCGATTAACCGCGATGTACTGGCGGAACGCCTCAGCTAATCTCCGAGAATCGAAATCGAATGTGACCATTTTTCAATCTCCTCCAATTGTTTCTCAATGCTGGCGTTCGCCGTTTCCGAATCCTTTAGGCACTCGTGCCCGTTCGCTGTAAGGATGGCGTGTTCATACTCAAAGAGCCGCTCAAGGGGGATGTGTTCGATTTGCGCTTCACTCCATCCAGTTTCGCGAGCGACGCTTAGAATCAGGCTGGCAAGCCAGTCGGGAGCGTGCCCTTTCCCGGCTCACCCCCTTCTCCTGTCACCGAAACGCGCGTCTTGAATCCGTTTTCGAGCATCGTTGCTGCCAGTGTCCCCGCTTCCACTCCGGCTAGTGCCCCGAGCCCTTGAAACATCTCCGCAGACCAGTCCAAAACAGCCTCCACCCACGGCTCCATGTTTTGAGTGACGTACACTTTCGACGCCAGTTTGTTCACGGTCTTCCAGTCCCCAAAATGCACGAACAGGAAGGAGGAAATATCTAAGTCCGAGGTGGCCCCCTCTTTCATTAGTGGATTCCCAACAATGCGGAGCACCGCCAGCGAAGCCGCATTCATTGGCCTACCTTCTTTCCCGTTCAATTCGTAATATGGTTCAATCATAAGCATTTAATTCCAAAAGCCTTCTCTGCGTCTCGAAAGTGATCCCGTGCGTGAAATGACGGGACAAAAAGCCGTCCCGCTCGGGTCTTTAGCTGTGCAAGCGACCCCTCCATCATGATGCGCTGCATGATGTTTATGTTCTCGCGAATCGCTTCGCCCACATAACGGACATCCATGCTTTGCGCCCTCGCCGCCTGTTGTAATAGCGCCCGATTCTCAAGCGCCCGCTTCATTAGGAGAAGCTCGGCCCGTGGCCCTGCCGGTAGTGGCCCGGCGTTGGGTGATCCCCAAGCGATCCCGATGTGTTCCGTCCGAACAATGCACGTCTCGCCGGAAAGCAGGTTCCGCCAGACTCCATCTAGCTTGAACCGCCAAGTGGTTTGCAGCCCGCCCACCTCCTGCACTGAGGTGCAAGGGGCGGCGGGATTATGAAAAGGGACTTCGAGAGTGGCAATCGCCACAGCGAGCTTTGTGTCCCGAGTTTGGTAATATTTTTCGAGCACAGCCCAGTTTTAGCTGGTCGTGATGGCGTCGTAAGCGGAACCGGAGATACTCAGCTTTGTTGCGTCCGAGTTAGAAGCGGAAGCGTCCACGGAATCCAAAAAGCAAAGTCCGGTGGAAGTAATCCCGCCAATCGTCAACGCGGCGAGAGGTGCCTGGCTGATACCAATCCCCAAATCTTGGGTGGTAAGAGCGTATCCATCGACTTGGACGGCGTTCTTTTTCTGAAAGTAAACAATGGCGGCGAACTCGCCTTCATGGTCGGCAATTTCCTTTTTGCCAGAACTCTTCTTGATTGAACAATTTTGGACAAGAAGCCCTGTGTAGTCAGGTGCTCCGAAAGTGATTCCTGAAGCGGATGGGTGAATAACGGCTGCGCACATACAAGCGCACCAACTGTCAACTTAGACCTGCTGAGCGTGACAGCGAACCTTCACCGACTGCACCGAGACATCCTGCGCCCATTGGCTCGAAGTCCCTTGGACATACCACGAAAACAGAGTCACCTTTGCCGGGTCGCAGATGTCTTCTTTGTCCGTGTTACAGACTAAGGCGAACATGTCTTGGAACGTATCCTTTGCGACATCGGCGTCGTGTTCCATCCGGTTCACTCGCAAGGCGACCTCAATCTCCACTTCCCAGATTCGCGAGCCTGCGGAAAACTCCTTAACGATCTCCGCTTTCACCACAACTGCCTTGGTCGCCCGGATCTCGTCCGTCTCACGCTCTAAAATCTGAACGCCGGTTAACCCCGCAAGCGCCTCAGCGATCCCCGTTTCGATGTCAGAAAGGAAATCCATTTTAAGAGGTCGGTTTTTCGAGCGTGAGTTTCACTGTCGGGAAATTCGGGAGCACTTGAACCGGCAGAACCCGGAACGTAGTCCCACCAAGCACCATCACATTGGAGCTGGCCCGAGTTGTTTTGTGTTTGAGCCACTGCGCCGTGGAAATAATCACGCCCATCGTTTGCGTCTCGATCATCCCACCGTCCCCGATCGGGAACGATTCCGCTTCCGTCTCGGGAATCACCTGCACCGCTTTGCCGTTCAATGTCGCGTCCGTCGCGTACATGCGAATGTTCTCGGTCGCTGCCCCGGCAATCGCCGCTTTGAAATATGGATCCATAAAAGAAAAGGGCGCTCCCCTTTCGAGAAGCGCCCTGTCAACCGCTTACGCTTAGACCTGTGTTGCGATCAACTGCCCGGCAGTCTCGTCGATGATCTTTTCCACACAGTTCTGACGAACCCGAACCATGTCACCGCGCCGACCTTCCTCGCGGTAGGTTTCGGTGGTGTACAGGTCGGAGTCTTCGCTCCAAACCAGTGTGCGGCCAGCGCCACCGGCTGCGAAGTCCCCGCTCTGGACGTTTCCGAGCCAGACGTGGGAGTCAGGCCAGATGAACGACAAGGAAGCGGTTTGCCCCTTCTTGGCGGTGTCCTTGGTGCCAGCGGCCACCACAACATTCAGCCCAAACTCGTCGCCCACATCCTGCGGCTTAACGGTGCGGGAGATACCGCTCGGGAGGTTCCCGAACAGGTAAGCCTGGAACTTCGTCGAACGACGAATGCGATTCCACAACTTCAAATTCAGCACCAGGGTGTTTGCGACTTGGCCATACATCGCAAGCCGCTCCTGAGCTGCCGACAAGTCAGCGGCAAAGTCGATGGTCGCAATGTTTCCTTCCGAGTAAGCAACGCTTCCGTTGGTCGTCGTGAACACTCCCGTGTCCATGACCTTCGCAGCGCAACGAACTTCAGCCGCGAGCATGATATTGCGGAGCAACATCTGGGCGGTGATCTTTTCGTTGTCGAAGAACCGATCCATGTCGCGTGTGAACGCGTCGTCGATCCGCTCTTCAAGCCCGCGATCCAAACAGTCGTAACTGTCAGATTCATAGGAACGAGAAATCTCGTTGTACGATCCGTTTGCGCCGCGAAGCGTGTCCGCCGCCGCCTTCAAGAGTTCCCCTTTGGAAACCTTGATCTTGGGATAGGTTGCCGCACGGGAAGAAACTGACAGCGCGGGAAGAACTTTCTGCGCTACCAGTGTGGTTTCAACGCTCGCCGCCTGTAAGACGTACGAATTGATGTCATGGCGAATGATCGCCCCAGCATTAGAGTAAGCCATAAAAAATGCTCAGTGGTGGGTTAGTTGCCGGGAAGGAGCGGGATAACCTCGATGAGATCCCCGTCCGCTGTGGCTGCTTCGATTGCGCGGAAACTTGCCGTGTTGGAACTGACAGAGGTGGGCGACAGCTTGCCGCTTGCGCCTCCGTAACAAACGGCACCTGCCGTAATTGCTCCGTTAGCCGTCACCTCGAAGGTTCCGGGTGCCGTGAGCAACTTAACCGTGACAGAATCGCCGCTTGCGCAGTCCTGTGTCACAACGCCGATTGTCACGCCATTAACGGCGGTAGCGAGGTCAACCCCGCCCGAGCTGTTCAACATTACTCGCTGGCCTTTTACGGCTGCGAACGACGCCACGAAGGAGCGAAATCCAGTGTTGTTTTCCATTTTAGAGTTTGGTGAAGATTCCAGATGCACTGAGTTCAGTGCGGTGGAGGTCAGGGTGTTTCTCGATGGCAAAGCGCGTTGCCTCTGCTCGGGATTTGCCGGTTGCCATGTACTCAGAAACCTTTTCCGAGAAGGTGGTTGTCTTGGCCTTGCCAGCGGCAGAGGAAGCCGAGACGGAAGTGGAAGACGTGTTCTTGAGAAGCTCAGCCATCGCTTCCTGTTTCACGGAAAACTCGGTGAGCTTTGCGAGAATTGCAGACATCGCCGTGGGCTCGTCGTCCGATTCCAGCTTGGTCTTTTCCTGCTCTGCGCCTTCGGCTTCGATTGCTGCCTTAATCAGCTTTTCGAGCGCCTCAACGCGGGCGGTGAGTGCGTCGATACCGGCAGCGTCTGCCAGCTCAGTTGTCTCCTCGTCTTTGGGAGACTTTTCCTTTTCGAGGGTGGGGTCGGGTTTGGACATATCCCTGCACGCCTTGTCAACTTCCTCGAATAAACCACCGGGGTTAGCTGCTGGATCCGCTACCAAGTCAACTGAGCGGATTTTCGTGCAACGCGCTTTGTTCCCTTCCGGTTCACCCTGGAACGAAACGGAAAGCCCGAACGTGTCCGGCATTTTCTCGGCCAACTCCAAGACGTGCTCTCGTCCCTGAGCTGTGGAAAGAAGATGGAAATCACCAATGAGCTTCTTCCCTTCGACTCGGAAATCCTTGATCACTCCGAGGATCTCTGAGACTCCGCCTTTATGCTCCGCTTTTACCTTAACCCCGCTGGAAAACGTAGTGGAAGAAGCTTTTAGCTGTGCGAGTGTCTTCGCGTCAACGATGAGATCGTGACCCAGCGCGGGGCCTTCTGTTATGACAGAAACGCCGAAGATAACGCCCGCCTCCCGGTCAATGTGACTGGAAGCGAGAGTCTCGGAAAAGCATGTAACACGGCCCATGCGTAGGGCCGGACTGTCAACTTAGGAGGCGCGCCTACCTGAGAGGCTCCCCGTAAGCCATTTTCTTTTCCATTGCCTTCATTGCCTTATATGCGGCGTCCGACTGTTTTGCAGCCTTCTTAAATGGTTCATTGTGAGCGGTAACCTCGGCCCGTGCCGCCTCAAGCGCAGCCTCGATCTCGGGGAGAACTTGCGGAGGAATAGCCAGCCGACCCACATTTGCAGGGAATCCAGCGGGCAGGCCCTTTGTGCCGTAGGCCAAGGTTCCAGCCATGCCTCGCTGCCCATTAATAACCGGAAAAACATAGACCTGCTTAGGCCCATCTGTGCGCATATTGCCGTTACGCATAATTTCATAATCCACCTCCACCTCGACCCCCACTGGTGTTCCGTTCGTCGATTTCCATTCTGTTTTTTTACTTCTTGGCATCGCCGCTATAACTGGAGCCTCAGGAGCCTTAACCTCCGAAACTTTAGCCCGAGCCTCTTGTAGTCTCGCGATGGCAGAATCAATGCGAGATTCCTTGCGCTCAATCTTCTTTGTGTGCGCTCGAAGAATTTGAAACAAAGACCGCTCTTTTTTTACTAAAGGAGAACCGTCTCTTGGCGCAAATTTACCACCTTCCCGCCTAGCATTGGGATCAAGGGGCCTCGCCTTGGCTGTTTGTTTGGCTGGCTTTGGCCCGCGCCCGGACAGGTCTTTTTTTGCTCCTGTGATGGCCTGTTTATAGTGGGCGGAAACGGCCTCAGCTTGCCCCTTGCTTGCAAACCTCCCTGCCTTGCGAGACACTTTTGATTCGTCCCAAGCTGTGAAATTTGTTACCTTGGCGGCATTCCGCAGCGCGGTGATTCGTAATCTGCTCATAAGGTCTTTCCTCTGGTCGATGGTGATTGTACTCGGCTTAAACCAGCCGTCCTCGGTTTCTACTGATACCCGGCTCAAGCGGTCTTTCAGAAACCCGAGCGCCCCTGATCCCAGCGTGTTCCGTTGGACGGCCCCCGCTAAAACTTTACCCGCTGCTATGCCTGCCGCTTTCTGTGCTGCTGTTGCCCCAGCTTTCTGCGCGACAACGCCAAGAACTTTGCTTCCGACTGCTGTCGCTGCCTTTGCTGCGATTTTCTGGAAGAATCCACCGAGGATAACCCCAGCCGCGCCCACGGCTACCTCTGGCAACGCGGCCACCGCCGCCGCTCCGACTGCGGTTTCCGCTGCGACTTTTCCAAGCCACGAAACTTTGAGAACTGTTTTCCCTCCGCCGGTCGTTACGCTCCCAAGCCCAGCAATGGAGCGAGTTTTAGGCTCCCCACTGCCAGCCTTGGCCGGTGTTTTGGGTGCTTCCCCACCGCCGCCTTTCGGCGCGAATTTGCCCCCGACGCGCCGGTGCTTCGATTCATCCCACTCTAAATTCGTGAACCTCATACGCTCGGAGGTTGCCCAGGTTGCGGAGCCCCTGCTTGCTGATTTGGAAACCGCTGACTGATTTCCTCGATTTGAACGCCCATTTCCTCGGCAATCTCCTTAATCCGTTTCCGTTCGCGTCCGAGTTGGAGAAGCTGCTCTTCCCAGTCCTCATTCCGCTCTGCGTAAATGTCCGACATCGTGCGCGCTCCAGCCTTCCACTCTTCAAGGTTCGATGCTGACTCACGCCCGAGGTCACTGCTCGGCCACGCTGGAAACTGCCACTTGCCAGCCTTCCAATCGGGGCACGAAGGGAGACCGTCGAACGAAATCCCGAACGCGATAACCGCGTTTTTCACACGGTTCAAAAACTTGGAAACGAAGATGCGCTGATACCGATTGCAAACACGGTTGGCCTGCTGTGAGTCCAGTCGGCCCGCCGCGCCTCCCAGTGCTGAGGAGTCCACAAAGAACCCGTAGGACACCCCAAGCGAGAGACACACGTCCCGCTGTAACGCCTGCATGAATCCCGAGAACGTGACGCTTGGCCGTTCACTGCGGAACGTCTCCATAGACTCACCGGGCCGAAGGTAATTCACCTGGCCGAACTGGATCTTCTCGAGTGGCAAACCGTCCGCGCCTTTAGGCGAGTCCCACGCGGAACCTTCCCCCGCTTCGTTTTTAACAACGCCCGTTTGAGCCGCCGCCCATCGAGCCGCGAACCGCTCACTCTGCATCACGTCGCAAATGTCCCGAGCGGTATCTATCGCGGAAGCAAAGTGTGTCGTCCCCCGCGCCTGATCCAATCGCTTGGGATCAAAGAGGTGGATGAACTGGCTGGCAGGAACCTCCACGGGGTCGATATACATCCCCTCCCGAGTCCGGTTATACACGCGGTACTGAACCGGCGCGCCCGTTTCTTCGTCCGTGGTAATGCCCGCGAGATACGTCTCGCCAATCGAGCCTTCGCCGGGTCGTCCAATGCGGTCAGCCTCAACATATTGCAGCTTCCACCCGTCAGGGGTTAGGCGCATATTGATTCCAATGTCCCCATCCCGGATCATCGAAGTGAACGCGAGCGAAACGATCGTGTTGAAATCGTGCCTGCCGGTCGAATCTGCGCCCTCACTCCACTCTTCAAAGTACGCCTCATACTTTGCGTTGATGTCCTTATCCGACGTGCGGGCCTGATATTTCAGTGAGCCGAACGTGTACAACGCCAGCTTCCCGAGGAGGCCGGTGAGCAGCGGGAAATTCTCTTCGAGTTCGCGAGCCTCCCAAATGAGCTGCACCCGGTCGCGATTATTCGCGGAAGAGTCTGGAGACTGATTGCCGGAACTCGGCGCAAGTTTCCGCTCCCGTCCGGGTCGTGCTGCGCGATGGCTTAACTCGGTCAGCACTTCGCGTGCATGGAGCCGCTTGACTGCCATCCGAGGCGCGACAACCGCCAGCGCGGAGTCAAAAAGGTTGGATAGCTTCATGGGTTAGCAGGTCGCAAAGGTTCTCCGCCGCACATTCCCCCGCCGTTCGTTCATCGCTTGCGTTGCGCCGTCGAGCTGCGCCGTCAAAAGCGCCATGTCACGCGACGCGGAAGCGCCTCCGGCCCCTGTGGAGCTGAACGGATTGGCGACCTGCTCTCTAAGCCGGGTCAGCTCACCTTGCAGTTCGGGCGTGGTGTACGCTCGGTAGATCGTTAGCCAACTCGGATTCGCCATTTGCAGGGATGCGCGGTGTCAACTTTGGAGCCTCTACCTCCGGGAACATGATCCCCGACGCGAGCGCGCAAACGACCTGCATACATTCCAA